TATTCAACATGGAAAAGGCACAAAAGAATATTTATGAAATAGAAAATAAACTAAATAATTTACTAAACGATTAAAAATGAACAATAAAGTAGGGGTTTTAAAAACTAAAATACTAAAGAAACTTACAGAATCTTATACATCTGAGAATAAATCAGATATGAAGAATATTCTTAAACTTATAAAAGAAAACAAAGATTTTAAAGAAATGTATTTGTTTTATGAAGAAATTGAAAATAAACATATTTCAGATAAAGAAACAGCAAAATTATATGTTGAGGGTTTGAGCGCAATGTTAAATCATCAAATGTTAAAAGGAAGTAAAAATAGTTTAGACGTGTTTTGTGAATCATTAAATAAAACAATTGGTGATGTTTCAATAGAACAAAATGATTTATACGAATCTTTAGATACTCTAACCGAGAACGATACTCTGTCAAATATAGAAAAGAAAGTCATAGCAAAAAGGAAATTGGTTGAACATTTGACAACCAAAAAGGAAATATTGGAATCTAAGGAATCTGTTTTGGTCCCTAATGAAAATTTATTAAATGCAATTTTAACAAATAACTTTAATACATTATATTCAAACACACTGTCTGAATCTGAAAAAAATGAATTAAAAAATATTCTAGCAATACCTTACAGTGAAATTGAAGAGAAAACAGTAGAATTAAAAGAATCTATTGTAAACCAAGTTTCCACACTTATAAATGAATCAAGCGATAATGATTTATTAAGTAAATTAAACACAGTAAAAGATGAGGTAAATCAGATGAAACCATCTAGGTACAACTACTTCAGATTAAACGAATTAAAAAATGGACTTAATTAAGTCCATTTCTTTTTTGTTCAATATAGATCGCTTTTAATTTTTCGTCCCTTTTCTTTACTGAAGGTTTAATATAAACCTGTCTATCCCTCAACTGCTGGATTTGTTTGGTTTTTTGAACTTTGTTTTTATAAGTTCTTAATGCGGTTTCTATACTTTTTTCTTTTGATAGATCAATAATAATCATAAAGGATTTCTCTTTATTTTAAATATATACAAAATTTTGGAATTTTAAAAAATTTTCTTTATTTTTATACTTAACACCATTAAAATATAATAATATGAAGATATAAATGAAATTTGGTAAATTTATTCACTTGGGTGAATATGAGGAAATTAAAATTGGTTACGGTACCGTAGATTTTAGAAACTTAAAAACCGTGTATGTAAAATTAAACTCCTGGGTTATGCCAACAGATGAAATGGCTGATTTCGATAAAACAATTTTAAGGAGTAGAAAGAAAATTAAAGATACAATAAGAGAACATAACTTAAATAATTTATTTAAAAAAGAAAGCATTGTTGATCTAGATATAAGAACTAAGGGAATAAAGTTAGATAAAAAATCCTTTATGAACCTAGAAGTAACACTATTCGCTGAAAATCAATTTGATATAAAAAGTAAGGAAATTAAAAATACACTTAAAAATTTGATTGAATGTATCGTTGATAACTGCTTAATTGATAGATCCTTATTTAATTTCAGTAAAACTAAGTTTTAAACGTTAATGCGTAATATTTATAATGTAAAAACTATAAATGCGCATTTTAGGACCAAAAGAAGTTGGAAAGGGGATTTTAATAGAATACGACGCAGGTCATATATCACCTAGCGAAAACAAACATATTTTAAAAGAGATGGAGAATAAGGATACCGATCAGGACTTTATTCTCTATGCTGTTTTACAAAAATTCGATACACCGAACAAAAACGGTAGAATCTATCCTGAAAGAATTCTTAAAAGAGAAAATGACAAGTACCAACAAGTCATGAAAAATGGTTCAGCATTAAATGAACTAAATCACCCGTCATCATCACTTATCGATTTAGATAGAGTTTCCCATTCAATTCTTGAAACATGGTGGGAGGGTAGAATGTTAATGGGTAAAATTAAATTATTTACTTCTCCGGGTTGGAGAAAAATGGGTATAGTATCTACAAAGGGCGATCAAGCCGCTATGCTTCTTTTAAACGGCGCTACTTTAGGTATATCATCTAGAGGTGTTGGATCATTAAAATCAGAGAAGGGACAGAATGTTGTCCAAGACGACTTTGAATTAGTTTGTTTTGATTTAGTGTCGTCACCATCTACGCCAGGCGCGTATATTTTCCAAGATCTATCAGACAGAGATAAATTTCAAGAGTCAGTTCAAGAAGAAAAACCAATTGAAAATAACAGGGTTTTAAAATTAATGGGAAAACTAGATTCTTTCCTTACCAAATAATGACTTTATTTAGGTTTTCAATATAAAAACCTAACTTTTTTTGAAAATCACACTATTTATATATTAAATCGATCATAACAAATGACAGAAAAATCCATTTTAGAACAAGCGTTACTTCAAATCAACACACTTGAAGAAGCAGTAAAGCAAAATGCAAAAGGTATCCTTGGATCAGTAATGAAACAAGAACTAAACGATTTGCTTAAAGAATCTATGGAAGAAGAGGATGAAGTTCCAGTAGACGGAACTGAACCTGAAGAAAAAGAAGAGGATATGCCAAATCCAGATGAACAAACAGAACAACCAGAAGACGAAGTTGGTGACGAAACCGATGACGAAGATTCTGAAGATGTTTCTGATGAAGATTCTGAAGAAGGAAATGAAGAAGGTGATGACTTACCATCATTAGAGGACGAACCAACCAAAGGTATCGATTCAGAAGATTCAGCAGAAGATGATTTATCATCATTTGGTGATGCTGGTATGGATGACATGGGCGGTGAAGACGAAGATGTTTTAGATATGACTGGCGCTCCACATGATGAAGTTGTTAAGGTATTTAAAGCAATGAAAGACGAAGACGGTATCATCGTTAAAAAAGATGGTGAGAACGTTGAGTTTAAAGATGGTGATGAAGAGTACATCATTAAATTAAACGAAGAAGAGGAGTTTACTCCTGACTCGGAAGAAGAATCTGACGAATTTTCTCAAGAAGAAATGTCTGAAGATTGGAACGAAGAAGAGGAAAACGTTTATGAAATTGAGTTAGGTCAAGATGATGAAGACGAACCAGTTAAAAAAGTTGAAGCAACGGAAGCAAAAAGAACTAAATCTAATCCACACGGTAACAAAAACGGTATGAATAGATCTGGTTTACCTAGTAAGAAAACTTACAAGGCGGGTTCTGGTATCAACGAAGAAGTTCAAACTTTGAAAAAACAAAATGCTGAATACAAAAAGGCGTTAGTTATGTTCAAGGATAAACTTAACGAGGTTGCAGTATTCAACGCAAATCTTGCATATGCTACAAGATTATTTACAGAACATTCAACTACAAAAACTGAAAAAATGGAAATTTTAAAAAGATTTGATACCATTTCTTCAATAACTGAATCAAAAAATCTTTACACTGCAATTAAAACTGAATTAGGTTCTAAAAAGACAGTAACTGAATCAGTTGCAGAAAAAATAACCTCATCTCCTTCAACATCTTCTAGCGAAGTGCTTGCTGAATCAAAAGTTTATGAAGCACCTCAGTTTGCAAGAATGAAAGATTTAATGAGAAAAATAAAATAAAAATTAAAAAACAAATATTTTAAAAATGGGAGCATTATTAGAATCAGGTATGGTTGGTAACATCGGTCTTAAGCACCTTCGTGTTATCAAAGAAGATACCATCAAAAAATGGGATGACTTAGGTTTCTTAGATAACCTTGAAGGTCACCAAAAAGATAATATCGCGCAATTGTATGAAAACCAAGCGTCATATTTGATCAACGAAGCAGCGGTAGCGGATTCTTCAGGTTCTTTCGAAACTGTAGTTTTCCCTATTATCCGTCGTGTATTCTCTAAATTACTTGCTAACGATATCGTATCTGTGCAAGCAATGAACTTACCTATCGGTAAATTATTCTTCTTCATTCCTAAAATTCAGGAAAGAGGCGGAACTAACGATAGCCAACACCACCACCCTTATGGATGGCCTAACACAAACGGTAACCCAACAACTGGTTATACTGGTGTAAACCTTTACGATCGTTTCTACGAAGCAGATGATTCTTTATCAAGTGGTCTTTTTGATTACTCTAAAGGTCAATTCTCTGGAGTAACTTTAGCAGGTGCATCTTATGTAACT